CACAAAGAGATGTTCGATAACGCAACTGCAGGAGGCGGGCCGCTGCTGGTGGAGATCGCACAATGACGCAGTACCTCAGTGTCCTCGTGCCGATCCCCATCACGGCCGCCATGCTGATCAGCACGAACGCGCCCGCCAGCCCCTATCCAGCGTGGGCCAACAACACGACCTTTGCCAAGGGCGCATTCTGCTACAGCGCAACCACTCAGCGGGTGTATCAGAGCTTGGTGGACGGCAACCTCAACCACGACCCGACCGACCCGAACAACCAGTTCGGGGCTGTCGTCTACTGGCAGGACGTCAATCCGACCAACCCGATGGCGATGTTCGATGGCGATGTGAGCACCCAAACCGCGGTGGCAACCCCGCTTACCGTGACGCTGCAACCTGGCCCATTCTCGGACGGCTACATGGCCGGCCTGGACGCGGACCAAGCGCGCGTCATCGTGAAGGATGCGCAGGGCGGCAACGTCATCTTTGACACCACCTACCAGCTCGAGGGCAGCGCGCCAGCGGAGTGGGACGAGTGGTGCTTCGACCCATTCAAGCCGTTGAGCGACCTCCTGTTCGGCGGCATCGAGCCATATGCCAGCGCCGAGGCCACGGTCACGATCAGCAAAGGCTCGGGCACGGTGAAGTGTGGGCTGCTCGCCCTGGGCGCGATGAAGGCGCTGGGGCAGACACAGCGCGGCGCGAAGGCCAAGCCGAAGACCTACAGCTATATCAAGACCGACGATTTCGGCAACACCAAGATCGTTCGCCGCAAGGCGACAACCGACGTATCTATGTCCGCGATCCTTTCAAGGGAAGAGTCTGACGATGCGCTGGCGACAGTGCAAAGCGTGCTCGATGTTCCGGCAGTTTGGATCGGCGCAAATCTGCCGGGTTACGCCGGCCTGCGAGTGTTCGGTCTGGGTAGCGGTGAACTGTCGTACGACTCTCCCGGCTACGACACGCTGAGCATCAATGTCCAGGGCGTTATTCGAACCACTTAACTAGCGAGGAGCCCTAATGGCTACCACTCCACCAGTACTCACTCCCTTTTCGGGCGACGCGCCACAGCGTGGAGACCGATCCACGTTCTCGGCCCGCGTCGATGCGTTCGTGACATGGCTCATCGCCTCAATCGCGCAGTTTGCCGCGATCGCGTCCAACGTCTATGCGAACGCACAGGATGCGTTCACCAGTGCCAGCAACGCAGCGAGTGCCGCAACCGCTGCGCTGACTACCGCGAATGTCTCGGTTTGGACGAGCGGCACAACTTATCAGCAGTACGCCGCCGTCATCAGTCGCGTCAACGGCTACACATACCGACGTCTGACTGCAGCAGGAAGCGGTACTGTTGACCCTTCGACCGATCCGACGAATTGGGGTTCGCCTCAAGCAGTTGGCTTCTCGAACATGGTCGTAATTCGCACCACGCAGACCTGGACGCCTCCAGCTGGCATTACTAGGGCAAAGATCACAGTTGTGGACGGCGGCTATTCCGGCGGGACAACCATGGCAGGGAGTGGTTATGGCGGGGCGGGGCGGGGCGGGAACGCATCTATCTCGGTTATCAACGTCTCATCTAGTGTAGCTTACACCTCGACGGTGGGCGCCGGCGGCTCTGCCCCCGCGTCTGGAACGACCAGCAGCCCTGTCGCCGGCGGCGCTTCCTCTTTTAGCGGGTCAGGGATTACAACTCTTACTTCTTCCAGCGGCACGCTGTTAGCACCTGGGGCCGCTGGCCCGGCGAGCCCCTCCGGTCAGCCCCTCGGCGGCGGCACTCTTGTTTCCCCTGGAGGAACCACCACAGGTATTGGGGTTGGCGGAGCGGGCGCGCCTTCTGGTGTCAGCGGCAATCCCGGCCAGATTGGCGCCGTCATCATCGAATATTAAGGAGCGCCAATGCGAGCAGCAATTATCGTCGACGGCAAGGTCGACAACATCATCGAAGTGGATGCCCTAGGCGCACTGGAAGGCGTCGTGCTGGTAGAAGCGCCCACCGCGTCCATTGGTGATCAATGGGACGGCGAGCAGTTCGTCAAGCCGGCAAGTGGGCCGGTCGACATGGAAATGCTCAAGGCCGCGAAGAACGAGCAGATTAACGCCTGGCGCGCCCTGGCTAACATGTCGACCTTCCCGCACGCCGGCAAGCAGATCGCCTGCGATGCGTTGTCCCGTTCGGACATCGACGGCGTGGCGAACAATATTTCCCTGTCTGGCGGCTTTCCAGCGGGATTTCCGATGGCATGGAAGGCCACTGACAATACGTTCATCGAGCTGGCTGACGTGGATGCGTTCAAGGACATGTACACCTCGATGACGGCGCAAGGCACCGAGAACTTCAATCACGCTCAGGCTCTCAAGGCACAGCTGGCAGCAGCCAGTACGCCCGAAGAAGTCGCTGCGGTCGAATGGTGACGGCATGAGTGCACCTCCCTCGATCGGCCCGCGCGCCGGCTACGTCACCGTCCGGCTTACGAGCCGCTGGCCGTACAACCCGATCAGCCTTGCCGTCGGCATCGCCGCTGGTTCGCGCCAGTTCTCGCACGCTCTGGCCATCATCGGGGAGCGTGCCTACGAGGCATCGATGACGCACGGCTGCCGGGCCGGCACAGTGGCCGAGATCATGGCTGGCATCGCCGTCTATCGCGACATGGAAGTATGGGTTCCGGACCTCGACGCCGCGGTTGCGTTTGCCGAGGCCCAGGCGGGGCGGGGTTACGACTGGCCCGGCGCCATCGGCATCCCTCTGACCTATTCCGAAGACTGGTCCGACGATTCACGCTGGTGGTGCTCGGACCTGGTGTTCGCCATCCTCCTGGCCGGCGGTGTGCGCCTGTTTGATCCGGACGTCATGAGGCGGGTGCGGCCGATCGATCTCCACATGGCTGACCATCCCAAGGATCCGATCGTACGAACGCGAAGGCCGCCGCAAACACCTCCAGACCAGCCCGCACCAGCGGGCTTTTTTATGCCTACCGAAAGGCGCCAATGAACCGCCCCACTCAACGGATTATCGACTTGCAACTCCCGCTGCCATGGCTCCTCTCATCGATAGCCGGGATCATGGTTGCCATGGCGACGATGGTCTGGAGCATCGCTGGCCAGTCCAACAAGCTGGACCAGCTCATCCTCAATACGGCCAAGCTTGAGAAGCGCGTCGATGACCGCGACGGGCGGCTCGACACCGTGAAAGAGGCTCAGTACCAGATGCTGCGCGTGCAGGACGCGCAAAACATGCGCCTCGATGCGCTGGAAAGGGCGAATCACAAATGACGATTTCGCCCAACCTCCAGGCCTTCCTCGACATGATCGCGGTGAGCGAGATCGGCCCCGCGCTGCTCGCTCGCTCGGACAACGGCTACAACGTGTGCGTCGGCTCGACGCCTTCGCAGCCGGTCCTGTTTTCGAGCTACGTCTCGCACCCGCGGCGCCGCTGCGAAGCCGTGAACAGCGATGCCGCCGGCCGCTACCAGTTCATGGGCCGCTACTGGGATCACTACCGCGCCCAGTTGGCCCTGCCGGACTTTGGGCCAGCATCCCAGGACAAGTGGTGCATTCAGCTGATTCGTGAGTGCCACGCGCTCGACGCGATCGAGACCGGGCGCTTCGACGAGGCGGTTCAACTTTGCCGCAGCCGCTGGGCGTCCCTCCCGGGCGCCGGCTACGGCCAACACGAAAACCGCTTGGCTGATTTGCGTCAGGCCTACATCACCGCAGGAGGAAAACTCGCATGAAAAGACTTATCGACCTCAATCCGGAATGGTCCGGGAGTGGAGGCGAAGGCGTTACCAATACGGCAGATGGCTCGCCAATACCACGGCGCGAGCGAGTAGCGATTCTCCTCGACTGCCCATGTGGTTGCGAGCATCGTCTGCACGTCCCGCTTGCCAATCCGCCCGACGGCCTGGGGCCGCTCTACCCGGGTTACGGCTGGCAGCGCACTGGCGATACATTCGAGACGCTGACGCTCAGCCCCTCCATCCAGCGCGAGCTTCCACAGCGGTGCTGGCACGGCTTCATCACGAATGGCGAGGTGACGACATGCTAAAACGACGCACCCAGATAGCACTCGAATTCGCCGCAGCGCGGCTCAGCGAACAGTCCACCTGGCAGGGTATCGGCTTCGTGGCTGGCCTGTTCTTCGCCCGCGCGCGCGGCCTGGACTGGGGGCAGGCGGCCGGCCTGGGCGGATGCTTGTCGGCCCTCCTTAAGATGATCTTCCCGGACCCCGCGAAATGATCGCCGCCCTCCTGCTGAAGTACGGCATCCCGACCTGGTTGGCCAAGGTTGCCGCCATCGGCCTGGCTGCCGGCCTACTGATCGGCGCCGCCATCGGCTACCGCTCGCACCTGATCAACTCCGGTATCGCCATCGAGGCGACGCGCCGCGACAAGATCGACGCCGAGAACAGCGCCCGCGCCGGCGCTGAGCTTGCCCGGATCAACGCGAAGCTCGCCGGGACCCAGGCGCAGCTGACTGCGGCGCTCGCGCACCTCGACCAACTCAAATCGGATCTCGACCATGAAAAAGCTGCTTCCACTGCTCTGCAGTCTGACCTTGCTGCTGGCCGTCGCCGGCTGTCAGTCCTCACCCGTGCGCGAGCGCCTGATTCAGCCGGACAGGCTCCACGTGCCGCCGCTGCCGGCGTGGATCCGGGAGCCGCGGTTACAGCCGACCTTGACCCAGCGGCTGCCGCAAGCACTGCAGGGCTTACCGGAGAAGGCGACGCCGCAATCATCCGATTGAATGCCTGTATCCAGGCGTATGACGCGGTCAAGGCCGCGGCCGACAAGCAGTAACTACGAAAGGCCCGCATGACCAAGACCATCATCGACCCGAAGCTGATCGAGTTCGCCACCGTCCGGCAGATCGAGTACATCGACGCCATCGAGAAACACGGCAGCATGCGCGCCGCAGCGAGGGCACTGGGCGTAGCGAAGAATGCCGTGAACGAGTCGATGGAGCGGCTGAAGAAGTCGGCGGCGCGACAGGGCTACGCTCCCGCGCACAACATGACCCGCGCCGTGCCAGATGGTTTTGTCGCTGGTCGGATCAGCACGAACTACAAGGATGACGGCTCGATTGGACAGCAGTGGGTGATTGCGACGCCCGACAAGGAGCGGCAGGCCGAAATCCTGCGGGAGTTCGCCTTGGCTCTCGCCCAGGACGTGAAAGGCTTGGCGCCGATCACGAAAGCCCCGAGGCGCGCCGACGAGGACCTGATGTGCGTGTATCCACTTGGGGATCCCCATTTCGGGATGCACGCGTGGTGGCAGGACGCCGGCGAGGATTTTGACCTGAAGAAGGCCGAGGCGCTGACCTGCGGCGCCGTCGATCGTCTCGTTGCCAGCGCGCCGCCGGCGCAAACCGCCCTACTGCTGAATTTGGGCGATATGTTCCACGCCGACAATCAGAAGAACCAGAGTCAGTCCGGTCACCAGCTCGATGTCGACGGCCGCTGGTCGAAGGTGCAGCGCGTCGGCCTGATGGCGATGATCTACTGCGCCCGCCGGCTGCTCGAGAAGCACGAGAAGGTCATCGTCCGCATCAACCGCGGCAACCACGACGGCCACTCGTCCTATGCGCTGTCGCTGATGCTGTCCTGCTTCTTCCATAACGAGCCGCGAATTGAAGTCGACCTGTCGCCGGCAACTATGTGGTACTACCACTTCGGCAAGGTGCTGATCGGCTCGACGCACGGCGATACCATCAAGGGCCCGGACATGGTTCCGGTGATGGCCGCCGATCGGCCGGCAGAGTGGGGCGCGACCAGCCATAGATATGTTTACGTCGGCCACGTGCACCACCAAGACGTGAAGGAATACCGCGGCGGCATCGTCGAGTACTTCCGCACGCTGGCCGCTCGGGATGCCTGGCATGCTGGGCAGGGCTACCGCGCCGGCCGGGACATGCGGCTAATCGTCCTGCACCGCGAGCACGGCGAGATAGAGCGTCACCGCTGCGACGTAGCTATGGTGGCGTAGCCGGCGCGCGGTGTGTTCCGCCCGCCTACTCGCCGCGCCCCACGCGCAACTGACGGCGAAGCCGGAAGTTGTCTGCCACTGCGGCAACGAGAAAAAGTGTACTCAGCACTCCAAACCCATCGCTCCCCAGGTAGTGCCAGAACGCCCAGGCGACGAGGGAGCAAGCAATACTTGCCGCAAGCAGCAATAGGCGATCTTTCATCGAGCGAACCGATAGGTACGGTAATATTTTCGACCTGGCATACTCGGGTCGTAGATTTCCGGTCTGCGATGCAAAAGCGACGTAAGCCACGGCCGCCCGAGCCTCCACTGCAGTGCCTCGAAAAGCACGTCAGCTAGGGATGCCCCGCCGCCGAGCGTCCGACCAGCGGCAACCGCCAGGCTGCCGATCGCCGCGCCTGCATAGAAGGCAGCACCCACAGCGCCTACCGCGGCCAGCAGCTCTAACTTCGTGCCTGCGCCGATTATCTCCATCACAGTCACCCGCGTCCCGAACTTGTCAACACAGGCGACGAGTGTGCTTATTGTCCCGATGGCAAGCTGCTGGGTCCCAAAAAGGCTATCGGGCGCGGCAAGCCCCAAGGCTTCCATATTTTCCTTGTAGTAAAGATAGAAGTCCGACATTGCTAATGCCTCCGCGATGTTGATGAGGCATTCTCGTAGTATTAGGTAAACGTTAACTTATGGCTTGTCAACGAGCCGGCTGTGGCGCGCCAACCTAGCAAAAAGGATAGGTAATTGCGCTTGCAAATGCACGGAATCCGCGTATAGTAATGTTCATGGACGCAGCGCATCGGGCGCGGCGCGAGACAGGAGAAGAACATGAACGCTGCCTACATTGACCAAGATGGCCGTACTGCTAACGTCTCGGATGCCGTCAAGGCGGCTGTTAGCGCGTTGAATGCATCGGTGGAAAACGCTTCGAAGGTGGGTGAAGCCGATCTGTTTGGCGAAGTAATCACTGAGGAAAGCGCCCGTGCAGGACTGCAAGCTAACCTGCGAAGCATCGGGCGCGGTCTGATACGCATTGCTGATGCGATGAGCACCATCTACCTGATGAACCCGCATACTGGAACTGTGCAAACCGCCGACGAATGGGCGGCAGACGGCTACACCACGGCAAACGCTGACCTGATTGAAGTCACCAAGGACGAGAAAGGCGACTGGATCAAAGCATGATTCCGACGACAGACCAGATCAGGCAAGCCCGTCATCAGGCGGGTTTATCGCAGACAGCCGCCGCACACCTGATTCACTCCACTCTGCGCACCTGGCAAGATTGGGAGGCCGGCAAAGCATCGATGCACGCGGGCTTGTGGGAGCTCTTCCTCATAAAGACGAAGCAGAAAGGTTAGCTGGGAGCTGGTCCGCCCGGCGCCGGCGCGGCTCAGCCATCACGCGCGCGGCAACCTCAAGCGGGACATCATTGGCGGCCAGCGTCCAGGCCGCCTCCCATCGACCGATGAGCGGCAGCAGAATCAGGGTCAGGTCGACCCGGCAAGCGGTGAGGTAGTCGGTGCGTGGCGTCATGGCGGCAGGATAGCTGCATGGCCAGTTGGGTGGCTTGAGCGTACGCATGCCAGTGATTTTGCGGAACTACTGCCTTTTTGCGGAACTACGAGGTCGCTACCGTAGTTCGCTGAAACCTGCATGAATAGTGGTGCCCGGAGCCGGGATCGAACCGGCACGCCATTGCTGGCACGAGATTTTAAGTCTGCCGTGAACATGCGGGATTTCAAATACTTAGCTCACTTATACGTTCCGCAAAATTCGGAATAAGGTGTAATTTCTGCACTATGAGACCACCGATTTTGAGGTCTTTTTGCGGAACTACTTTGTGGGCTTCACGAGCTTGCCCTTCCTGTGCCGAACGTAATGCTTTGTCATGGCTGGCGTCGAGTGTCCGAGCTGGTCCTGCGCCGCGCCCATCCCGTGAGACTCCTCCTTGTCGGTGGCCGCTTTCGCCCTGAGATCCCGAAACTGGAACTGCTTGATTTTCGCCGCCAGGGCAGGGTGCGTCGCCGCTGCAGCGGCACGCGCCCGGTCTAATGCACCGCGCAGTTCAA